CAGGCAAGTTACCATTAGCGGTGACACACCGCCAACAGAAGCAGATATTGAAGAAATATTTTCTTCTTTGGAGCCACAAAGGCAAGCTCCTGCTGCAACTGTTAGAGAGCCGCAACCAGGTTTGAGAGAATATGCTGGAGAAGCTGTTTCCGCTTTTGTTAGACCTGCGGCAAGTATTTTTGATATAGCTACTGCGCCAGGGCAAGCTCTTTTAAGGGGTGCTGGTTTTGATGTCCCCACTCTAAGAAGCACTGTAGCCGAAAGAGGAGAATTTGCTGGAGAAGGAGCTATGTCACAAGCTATAGCTGCTACTGGCGAATTAGGATCAATGGCTGTAACTGGAGGGGGATTCCAAAGATTTTTAGCAAAAGGCTTAACTGAAGTTGGAAGATTTGGAGAAAGCACCTTATCAAGAGTGATACAAAGCCTTGGAGCGTCAACTCCGACAGATGACTTAATTATGGGTATGGTTTCTGGGGCAGGAGGAGAGGCTGCGGCAGAACTCTCAGCAGATTTGTTTGGAGAAGAATCAAGAGAATTTGGAAGATTCGCTGGTCAAGTAGTATCTCCTGCGGCATGGGCTGCAACTAGCAGGTCATTAGTAAACATATCAAGAAACCTATTAACTGAGGCGGCTCCAGATATTGAAAGAATTAGAGGCGCATCAAGGGCTGGATACGCAATGCTTGATGAAGCTGGAGTTCAAGCAAATGGCCCGTCAATTTCTATGCTTAGAAGAAGAGTAGAAGATTTTGCAAATGAGTTTAATATTGACCCCTCTACAGGAAAGGGGGCGTTAGATTCAAAGTTAAATCAACTTTTACGGGCAGCTGAAAGCGGAAGAGTATCTTATGGGTTCCTAAATGAAGTTTCTTCTTCATTGAAAAAACTTGGAGGAGCAACAGATACTCAAGGCAATAATGCTAGGCAAGCGGCAGAAATGATTGATGAAATCATATTTGATATGGTTCCTGAAAATCCTGAAGTGCTAGGAGGCCAATCTGTTTCTGAGCTTATTGGAACAACAAAAGACCTCTGGAGAAGAGCAAGTGTAGCTCAAGGCATAGAAGATTTGCAGGAATCTGCAAGGCTGGACGCTATGAAAGAAGGTGGAGACTATGTAAGGAGTTTTAGAAACTCTCTTATAAATTTTTTGAAGCCAACAAACAAAAAGCTAAGATTTCTAAATGCAGAAGAAAAGAAAATTTTAGAGGATATAGTCAAAGGAGACAGCATAGAAAACACGCTAAGGGGCTTTTCAAAACTTGGCATAAACTCAGCAGATTACATTAAAACCATATTGATTGGCTCTGGTGCGGGAGCTATCGCTAGCGTCCAGGCTGGACAGCCTATGATAACAACTGCTGCTGCTGTAACAGGTTTGGGAGCAATTGGTGTTACTGGGCTTTCTGCTATTGCCAGAGGTTTGGCAAATCAGCAATTTAGGGCTAATGCTAGACTTGGTCAAGAGCTTATAAAACTTGGTGATATAGCAAAGGCAGAGGATATTGCAAGAATATATCTAAGAGAAACTCCTAGAGATAGAAGAAATGCCAGAGACTTAACTGCTCTTTTATTAAACTCTAGGGCAGATGTTTCTGAACTGAGAACTTTGCCAATAGGTCAAAACAAATTAGTTTCAGACGCTGCTGCATTAGCAATTGCAATTGACAACTTATCTAACGAGGAGCAGCAAGCTCAATAGTTTTGAGGCAGTGCGGCATCCTGGGTTCCTCCACCCTCGCCTTTGGGTGTCGTACTGACCTCACCTTATTCCTCATCACCCCAATCATCATACTTCACAAGATACTTATCGAAGTACCACTGCATCTTCTTTAGGTCTTCCATTTCGTTCTTGTACTTATGTCTGTGAAGATACTTGTGGACATTACCAAGTAAGTACCCCCTAAATTCTTCAGAGGTTAGCTGCTGTTCGATGTATTCAATACACTCAATACCCTGACAGGAGTAGTGATACGGGCTGTTAACTGGGTCTGTATTACTCATTAGTGTAGTCCTCCATCTATCAACTCTTTGTACCTCATTGAGATGAACATATTAAACAATTCATCTACTGTATTATTCTCCTCCATGAAGTCCGCATAATCCCTCACCATCATCGCCAGAGTCCCAACTGCCCTCTGCTCCGTCCCCTCCAAAAAGGGTAAGTTGTCGTTCACCCACTTCACAAGTTCGTCTGGTTCCATCGGGTCTATTTCTACAGTTTGGATTTCCCGTTTCAAGCCAACACACTCCACATAGTCTATAGTTGTGATTCAAGTTCTTTGTTCTTCTTTCGTAAGTCCTTAACCATATCTTCTAGGTCAGGCCTGAAGTATTTAACAGGCTTCCTGGAATCCACTAGCATCTGGTCACAGAAGTCATCCCCGTACATATCCCTCATGAATTTAGAATAACCTTCCCTAACGTGCGTCCTATGCCTCATCCCATATTGATTACACCCTTTGCACTGGGGATGTATGTTCTCTTCCATAATTTTAGTAGCCTGCTTCCCTCTCTCAATCCAGTGACCACCCTGCATATCCTTCCAGTGGAACCACTTGTTACAAGAGACGCATTCTATAAACCCATTCTTATTCGCAGCTACCGCAGCCTTTAACCTAACGTGCTTCTGTAATAACTTAGCTACGTCATCTATCAAAGCTCTAAGTGTTTTCTTTTTCATACATCCTTAAACTCTTCTACAGATATGTGAGCCATAACTTCTCTATAGGTTTGCCCCTTCCTAGTGTCCTTCCAGTTCTCAGACATTGATATGTCCTTTATAGGGACTCTGAAGATTTCTCTTTCCTTAACTCTGGTTAGAAAGCATATCCCAGTCTTATCTTCCCACCTAACGACTAGCATACATGGCAGATTGGTTATGCTTGATAGTTGGTCTGCTGCGATTATCTTTGACAGGGCTATCATAAAGTCTGGGTACTTATTCTTCCCTACCTTTCTAGTCCTGACCTCCGCAAAGAATATCGGCTCCCTCTCTTTTATTCCTATCAAATCAAACTGGGAGTATCTATTCTGAAGATACACCTCGCAGTTACACTTCTCTTCCAACATCCTTGCTATATCTTCTTCTGCCTTTTTTTCTTCTTCTCTGACGATGTTGTTCATACATCCCTCAAGTGGTCTAAGTACGGCTCGTCTTGGCTCTCTATCAACAACTCTATGTAATGCTTTGCCTTTAGTAAATCCTCAACACCGTTTTTATTCTTCCACCTTGACACATACTTAACTACGTTTGCTTCACAGTAGCTCAAATCATTAGCCTGTATGTATTCTATAGGCTGTATCTTCATTCCCTTATAATGACTACCACCTATCTGTTTGTCTGTTGCCTTCATAAGTAATCCTGATTATCAGTGACCTCTCCCAGACGCTTCTTTCTCTGGTGGTCAGTAGCTCTCTTCATGGCTAGAATCTTTTGAGATTCATCATAGGCATTCCAGTTAATAACGTCCTTGTAATATCTCCCACAGCCTACGCACCAGATACTCCCAACTGTAGAAGTAGAACATATACCTCTACAGGGGTTCCTGACTTTGGCTATACCTTCGGTAAAGGGCATACTATTGGAAAGTCTCTGTTCACACATATCTCTACGGGCCTCCCGTAAGTTTCTGCGAGCTTCCCACAATACGTCCTGGTGGGATTGTATTTATCTTTAACGTGATAGACACATTGCTCACAGCGTTCAAGGATGTTCAATTCGTTTAACTGTCTCATGGTGTTACCGTAACCCTACTAACTTCGCCTCTGTCTTTATGATAAGTTATTGCCAATGCTCCCCTTTGGGAGTGTTCAAATCCCCTAGCCCCATAGGCATCTCTGGCATTTAACGTGGGGTGTCTTTCAATTACCGCACCAGATGATTCAAAAACTTCTTTAGTATGGTAGTGACCAGTGGCTAAGTAGATATAATCCGTATTAGCCATCTCGCCCCTGAATCTGGGTTCGGAGAAGAACTTACCCGCTAAACCTTTTATCTTCGTTAAGTGACCATGATGCCATCCTAAGAAGACTTTACCCCAGGTAAATGAGTAATAAGGGAATACACTATCGTCTACCGTTACTCTCTTATTATTCTTAAACGCCATCTTCATAATCGCCTGCAACCAGACCGAACCAGTCAAATCATGGTTCCCCTCACACATAACAACGTGAACGTGCTTATGCTTATGAAGGAGCATTTCTACGGCCCTGACACAGCCTTCTATGGCGACTTGAACTAACTTGGGGTAGCGTCCATCAGAGTCGAGAACGTGCTTATTTAGGGGTGTGACGGACGTTAAACCGTCCCAGTGGAGGAAGTCTCCCATCTGAACGAATACAGCTTGGTCGGAATCGG